CATCTTAGCTAGTCGTTCTTCAACGATAGACTCGATGTCATCCTTTGGGGCTTCGGTTGTTTCTACTTCTTCAGGAGCAGTGTCCTCTACGGGCGCTTCTACTACTACTTCTTCGTTTACTACGTTATTTTCTTCACTCATGTTATTTCCTCTCTAGCACAGCTAGGGTTTTATGTTTAAGGCTCATGTATTACAAATACAGACCAGTATAGTCGTTGTTGCAGTATTTTTGCTTCAGCAAAATACGCAGGTTGTCATGTGCAATCCCAATACTCGAAGCACAGCTTCTGAGGGATTTACCATCGGACATCCACAGAATTGTCTGAGCAAGTTCTTTACGAGTTACTTTAGACATGTGGATGTTAAACTTAGGTTTGAACTCAGCCATCAGGCGACCCTCTACAAAAAGAGCTTCGGGTCTTTCCTCTGTTACAAACAGAATCTTGATAAAGTCACCTGTGAGGTTTTTAGTAGCATGTTCAACAAACCAGTCATAGTGTTCTTCACTACGCTTGGTAAATTGAAAGGCTCTGTGAACTTGACCACTCCCTATGTACACGACTCCGTCGGCATCATAGTGGGCATAAACTACCCAAGGCTGGTCTGCGTTCTTCACTCTCTTAGTCATTAATTTTCCTTTGTTTCTAAGGACCGATTCCGTACCAGTCGTTTCCGTCCCGGAATGGTTCGAGCAATTCTGTTGGAGTGATTTTGTTAGTAGGGTTAATCAGCCCGTCATCATAAGCTCTTTGTAAGTATTTATTATAGGTCTGTCTAGAAAGACCTGACTCTCTCATTGCTTTAAGAGTCTTATGTATCGTACCTTCTTCTAGCGCATCTGCGTAGATTTGCCGAAGGGCAGATTTAGCGTTTACCGCCTCACCTAAGTTTGTAAAGAACGCATCGTGGATAGTTCCAGTGTCTACGTTATTCTTACGTCCCCATAGGTGAAATTTTCTGACTAGCACAGCGTCATTACTGTGGTTGCCGTTAACACCCAAACCAATCGCAGCGTCTTGGATTGACTGTGGAGACAGTAGCTTACCATCTGCACTAGGTGCTTCGTAAATGTTAAAGACCTTCTCGCCCGTTACAGGGTCGGTGAAGTCAATTCTAGTCTGTTCTTTTACTCGATAGCGTTGCATCATTGTCTTTCCATCGAATGTCACCCAAGGGATGTCAACCGAACCAGACTCTGCTACAAAATCTTTAGCAATGTCTTTCCAAAACTTAATGAACTTACCAGTAACAGGAACCTCTTCTTCGAGTTTACGAGACATAATCTTGGATATCTTTTCGAAAAGACGGGTGCCAATTAGTTCACCAGTCTCGTCGTTTAGCTTAGCCAAGAATGTATGCATCTCTTCCGAATTCTTAACCCCATCTCTGAACTCTGAACGAGCAGTTTCATAGAGGGAATCTTTGATAGTCCTACCTTCTTTAGAAGCAAGAACCACATTCTTTTTGATATCACGCAATTCATCAATGCGAGACCAATTCTTTCTGTCCATTTCGAAGCTAATCTTAGCATCAATGGCTTTCTTAAACTTATCCACCTCTTTAGCAGAGACTGTAACCTTACCTTTCTTCGCTAGAACTTTAGCAAATTGGTTAGCAACGTTGTTTGCCTTAGTAGCATCACCAGCACCATAGAACGCAACCATGTTCTGATTCTTAGCAGCCTTCATCAAGTCAGTCCAATCAAGGTCTAAGTCTTGAAGTTCAGGTATAGCTAGGAACTCAGCATCATCAACTGTACGTTTAGCAATCTCATCGTAGAGACGCTGTTTCTTAGATGTCTGTAGAACGTTAGACAACTCAGCTGAAGCTCTGTCACCAGTAGAAAGAGAGATAACCTGCGCCCCAGAGGAGCTAGCATCGTTTTCAATCATCATCTTGGTTCTGAACTGCCCCAATAACCGCAACTGTTCAGTGCTATATTTAGCCTTGTTGGTTGGGACTTTGCCGTCCATATGGTTGTAAAGGCGTGTGTACTCTAACGCTAGACGAGCCAGCTTGCCAACTTCAACATCTTCTGTTGCAGCAACAAGAGGGTTAGATAGGAACTCTTTAATACGTCTGTCAGGCTGAGTCTTGCTCATCATAAGCTCACCAATTTCGAGAAGGTTCTTCTCTTGGTCTTTAAAGGCTTTAAGACGACCTTTGACAGTCAAGGTATCTAAAGGGCTACCAACTAAGGCACCAATCTGTGTTTGAAGTTCTTCTACAACGTCAGGGTTAACGGCAACAGACTTAGCTGTATTCAAGAAAGGTCTAATAGCTTCACCCTTAGTAGGAGTAAGCAAGCCACGGTGATAAACACGTCCACGGAAGTCTACTGAAGCGTCTACAGAGAAAGCTTCTCCACGCTTACGGTAAAACTTAGCAACAGCCATAGTGCCGCGAGAGTCATTACCACGAGACATGAAGAGTTTCTTCATCTCGTTTAACTCGTCCCACTTCTTAGCTTCACCGCGTTTATCGTTAAAGTAAATTAGCCTTTCAGCAAAGTCAAAGAACTCATTGTCAACCTCATACTTAACAGAGTTGGCGTGATTAAGCATGTTAGCCATGTCACGGTCAATCTGGTTAGCATCGTAGTCGGCATAAACCTTTTCAGAAACTACTGGCATACCTGTCTTACGGTTACGAGCGTCGTAGTATTCTTTACTACCTGCACGAGCATAAACCTTATCACGGTCATTAGAATAACCAAAACGACGTGCTGCACGGGCTTTCTCTGCCGCAATCTGAAGCTGTCTCATTGGGCCATTAACAATGCCAATCTGACGAGTAACACTAACACCTCTTAACGCAGCATCACTGACAGGTCTACCTGTAGTAAGGTCTGTAGGGGAGGAAGTGCCGATATCACGAATAGTAGTGGTTCGTATCATGCCTTGCTTTTCAAGCGAGTCAATAATTTTACTACCATCTTTGTGAAAATCTTTAAGAGTCTTGGACCTGAAAGGATTAAGCGTACCTAACTCGTTATCAAAGATTTGACCAATCTTAATAGCCAGCATATCGTAGTCAGCACCATCCGCAGTCGCAATAGATTGCATAGCCTTGGAAGTAGCCTTTTGGACTTTGTCTTTTAATTGCTTCTCCGCGGACTTCCGTTGTAGAGCAAACAGAAACTCTCTATCAAGAAACTCTCTTGAAGCACCCCTTACTTTAGCAACTTGTTGCTGATACCAAGAAGGCTTCGGTGGTTTAGTTTCAAATAGTTTAGTAAGCTTTCGTTTAATCTCAACACCCGGAATCCTGTCAATAAGGCTTTTCCGAAACTGTTTAACAGAAGGGTATCTCTTAATGATAGGCTGAGTATAAGCAGCTACAGGGGCTTTACCGTTGAAGTAAGCTTTCTTAGCCAACTTAGCACCATAAGTACCCTGCCATGTTTCAATGAAACGGTTGTCAGCACGCTGGTCATCAATGATTTGACTCATAGTATAACGCTTGTTCTGGATAAACACTTCAGGGTCATCTGCGAGTTTAGCTGTAAGATTGCCAAACAGTTTACCACGGTCAGCAGAGCGGTTAAACATCAGTGTACCCAAGTCCTGAACAGAGTTCAAAGTAAACTTACGGAATACAGAAGTAGGCTTGCCCCAAGGTTCACCTGAGTTATTAGAGCGTGTAAACGTTTGACGTAACACATCAGTAACAACTGAACGCTGGTTAATAGATAAACTACGGTCTAAGTCTTTTACAAACTTTTCAATGTAGGCTTTTTGTTCACTGGTTAAAACTTCACTATTAGCTACTCGTGCCAAACGTTCTTTAAGAATCTCTGGCTCTTGTATCTGTAGGTGTCTACCCGCGCCACTAACATAATCAGCACCATCCGCATTAAACACAGCACCTTCACGGTTGCTTTTAAATGACCTCCGGCTACCCTGCTTCTGAGACAAGGAGTTTCCTTTGTAGTCTGTCAGAGCAAGTGCTTGAGAGTTCTCCATAGCATCATTTTTAAAGTGAGCTTTTAGAGTTGCAGTATTGGATTTAGACTTTATTAGTTCATCAGGGGTTGAGAAGTTTAAAGTAATATTGCTTTCATTATTAGCAGTTGGGCGTCTAACTGTAACGTTAGCACGTCGCATTAAACCACGAATAGATAGGGCTTTCCCAATAGGAGAAATAAACTCTTTAGCTTCTAGCTTTCCTTGTTGGAATAGCCCAGCCTGACGTTCACCACCAAGCATTTTAATTTGTACGTTTGTGCTTTGACGGCGTAGCCACTCAGAGTAAGTTCTAATCTTAGAGGGGGTGCCTGTCAACTCAGTTGAACGAATGTTATTAAGATTGCGTTGTTTAATATTCTTAGAGTTAACACCTTGTAGCTCTTCTTTAGCCTTAACTACAGGCACCATCGTAGAACGACAGTTCCAATGTAGGGGTGGTTGATACCGTTTGTCATCCACACTATAAACTTTTCCGTTATGAAAAGAACATATAGAGCTAGTACGACCATCTAAAATAGCAGTGAACATGTAGCCCACTAGGACTTCTTCATTTGCTTTCATAACCTGATTAAGCGCATCAGCTTGTGTTGTTGTTATAGAAGTACGGGTAAGAGTCTTGGCTTGGTGTTCAGTTATCTTAGTTGTCTTCATGACATCTTTGATAATGTCATCGTTGGCTAAGCCTTTAGCTAGCCCTGCTCGTACTTTTGTTTGAATACGAACTAGTTCACCAGAGCCAATATTTTTCATATTGCCTTTAAGAGTACGAGAACCTTTAATCTGTGGTCCTGTTATTTCTGCCAATAGCTCTTTAGTTTTTGGCTTTTGTGTTCTGTAGAACTGCTTGATTTCTGCATCAAGGTTGTTCTTGTGAAAGACCTTTTGTGAGTTGGAGAACTCTAACAAGCTTTTGTTGTTGTGAGCTTGGAGCTCCTTTGTAAAGCGAGTCACCTCTGGCTTCACATCCGCTCTTATGTTTCCTTTCAAAAGGTCTCTTAAATTAAATCTATGCTGTTTAATGATTGTGCGGTTTCCTTTTTGCACACCATTCTCGTATAGACGGACGTCGCCAGCATGGTCAACA